GCTAGCAAACTATACGCTGCTGTTGCATCGAAGTGGGCTAATGGAAGATTTTTCTAATATGGCTGAAATACAACAGGAAGTTGATGGCGAATGGGTAGATTGCACTTATTTGGAATAAGAGCAGCAAAAGCTATTCGGCGGCACAAATGATGCGTTAAATGCGCTTAGTATAAAGGGGTAATATATGAACAAGATTAAAGAGATTTTAAGTGATAATGCAGCTTCTATTATTGTATTGTGGGCTATATCGTCATGGTTAACCCATGTGATCTACTGCCTAATGATTAAAAGCTGGGGATTCTTAATAGCTGGGGCGCTGTTCTTCCCTATCGGAATTATTCACGGCACTGGCGTTTGGTTTGGGGTGTGGTAATTAGCACTTGCAAAGTAGGCGCAGTAGTAATAAGATAATTTACCGACTTAAGGTAATCAGCAAGACCGCCGGAGAGGCTAACCACCTCAAAGGCAAATATTTAAGACGAATTGAGACGCGTCTATAAACTCAAAGAGTTAGGGATTGAAATATTAAATCCCTTTAAATAATGGCCTTAGCGCCGTCATCGACGAAAGTCATCCTAGCCACGGGTCTCAACGCTAGGGTCATTTTTTAAGGAGATTTTAATGGCTGATTTTTGGATCAAGCTAGAAAAGAACACCCCAGACAAGCCTGAAATATTTGAAATGGCTGAAATACTATCTATTGATCCCGATGCTGTGTTAGGCAAATTGATTCGAGTATGGTGCTGGGTTGATAGTAATTCCGCAGATGGTCACATAAAAAGTGTGACACCTGTCCTAATTGATAGACTAACAATGTCACAAGGTTTTGCGGACGCAATGACTTCGGTCGGTTGGCTAGAAGAAAACTCTATACCTAATTTTGCTAGACATTTAGGTGAATCGGCTAAAAAACGAGCTAAAGACTCCGAAAGAAAGAGAATGTCACGCACAACGTCCGCTGAATGTCCCAAAGAAAGTGTGACAGAAAGTGGACTAGATAAGAGTAGAGTAGATAAGAATAAAAAAGAAGGTGAAAAAACACCATTGAAGGAAAAGGAATCAAAGATTCCACCCTGTCCTCATAGTGAAATAATAAATATCTATCACAAGGTATTACCTGAATTGCAATCTGTTAACGAAAGCTTGTGGAAAGGGTCGCAACGGGAAAAGGATTTATCTGCAAGATGGAAGCAAAACGAAGAGTTCAGGAAGCGAGAGTTTTGGGAATGGCTCTTCACTTGCATTAAAAACACACCGTTTGACATGGGAGAGAATGATAGGAATTGGAGAGTTGATCTAGGTTGGCTACTGAAAAAAGAGAATTTTATTAAACGTGTGGAGAAGTTCAGCTCATGATTAGCTTAGATGCAGAAAAAGCGGTTGTATGTTCAATCCTTGTTGAACCAAAAATGCTTGATGATATATCCGAGGTTTTAGACTCTAGCGACTTTACCGATATCAGCTATGGCTTGATCTACGGAACGCTAAAGGAAATGCATATTGGTGACATTGACATAATCAGCTTATCGGAAGCGTTAGGGAAAAAAGGTGTATTGAATCAGATTGGAGGAATGACGTTCTTATCTGACATCTATCATTCAATGTCAACGTCATCAAATGTTATGGCTTACGCTAAGGTTGTGAAAGAGGGTTCAAAGTTTAGATCATTAACAGCCAAACTTAAAAACGCTTTAATCACTATTAACGATGCCCCTAGTTACGATGATGCAGTATCAGAAGTTAATGGCATACTATCTGCTATCGAGGTAAGCACGAACGGCTACGAGCCATTCAAGAATATACTTAAATCGCAAATGATGGCGCTAGATGCTAGAAAGCGTGCCGGTGGAGGATTCGAGGGTATAAGTACTGGATTTGATAACCTTGACGAGTTAACGCAAGGTCTTAATGGGGGTGACTACTTTATCCTTGGCGCTAGACCGTCAATGGGTAAGACGGCATTTAGCCTAGCATTAGCTGAGAACATTGCAAGATCGGATGGTGATGTATTGTATTTTAGTGTTGAATCAACAAAGGAATCATTGACTAGTAGAATGATTGCATCATCAAGCGGTGTTGAATCATCAAAAATCAAAACCGCCCAGTTGACAGATGAAGATTGGATGTCGTTAACGGCTGGAATATCACTACTAAAAGATTTGCCGGTGCATTTTATTGATATACCGTCGATCGACATATCTCACGCCTCCGCTATTGCCAGAAAGTTTAACCGCAAGAAAAAGGTTAAAGCTATATTTATTGATTACATTCAGTTGATGACAGCAAAGGGATGTAAAAGCGAATATGAAACAGTGTCAGCGGTTAGTAGGGGTTTAAAAGCTCTAGCAAAGGACTGTGACGCTCCGGTAATAGCGTTGGCCCAATTGAGCAGGGAAGTCGATAAACGACCTAATAAGCGCCCTAATCTCTCAGACTTGAGGGCTACAGGACAGCTTGAGCAGGATGGTGACATTATCGGGTTCTTATACCGCGATGAATATTACAATAAGGACTCTGATTTTGCAGGGATAACCGAGCTAGGAATCCAAAAGAATAGGGACGGCAGCACTGATGATATTTTCTTTTCTTCTGATTTATCGAAAATGAAATATAAAGAGTTAGGATATAAACCACAAACTCAACAACAAGACAACGGTTATAAGCCGTTCAGGAATTAATTATGAAAATGAAATCAGTGAGTGAAGTACTTAAGGCCGCGTTGATGCGGATTGACATTGACGACAAAGCCTCTCTACCTGAATACATAAAATACAGGCAGGAAATGCGCGACCTTTTCGATGATCAATCAATGATGAGTGGCGAGACTGAAACGGGTTAAAACGCGCTTTGGTGGCTACACTAGAGTTAAAGAATATTATTTATAGGGGGATTTATGATTAAGAAAATTAAGGAATGGATATTTGGCAGGCCAAAAAACAAAAATACGCACTGTCGGGAATGCGGGGAAAAAGCAGATATAGAGAGTGGCTGCTATTGTGATGGCTGCTTAAGTAAATATTTATAACTACATTGGAGAATATTATGGATAAGAGATACACAATTAAAATTACCGAGCATTCAGAAGAAAATACATTAACCCTTCGAGAGTATAAGCAGGGCGTTAATATAACCGACAAAGACCCAGAGGGGTGGGGGTATACGCAGCAAGTACAGCAGATAACGATGGTCGAAAGGGAGGTGTATAAGCAAAACACTGAAAGCCTTGATTTAACCGAGGTCATTAAAGCTGTTAACGGCTTAATAACTAATAGGGTGTAACAATGAAACCAAAAGAAATACGCGCATTAGATTGCATAAACAGATTTTACAGAAAGAACGCAGACTGGCCCAATAATTCTTGGATTTCACGCGAGATAAAAACAAACTTGACCGGTACAAAAACAATATTACGCACATTGGCAGAGGCTGGCGCAGTTGAGCTTAATGAAAGGGTTGAGGTTATCGGTTCAGCAAGCGTGCGGATTAATTGGTTGTCACGGCCATTAGTGAGGGCAGCATGAGAAATATCGAAAAGCACCTAAAAAACGAGAAAGTAACGGTTAACTTTAAAAACGAAACTGGCAATAGATATGGCAATCTCTTGGTGGTTGATCTTCACGAGACGAGAAACAAAAGCGCATTTTGGGCTTGTGAGTGTGACTGCGGCAAGATTCTAAGTGTTGCTGGGTACAGGTTGCGAGACGGATCGCGGAATAAATGCTCGAGGAGTTGTAGTTATATTGTTAAAGCTGGCACTAGAATTAGGATTAACGAGTGGGCGACTAAGTCAATAGTGGGGAATGCAGCATGAGCAATGAAAACAGTGAGCATGTAGAAAGAATTTTAAAGTTGTACGAAATAACAATAGCGGAGTATTTGCTTGGCCAAGGTGTTAGCGAAGCAGAGTTTCGCAGTAGATACGGTAAAAGGGCAGTATAAACATATTTAACGAAATGCGACAATAATACTTGTATAGTGCCGAGTCTCGTGTATAATTCTTTACATCAACTACAGAAACAGCGAGAAATAAAATGACTACAATAATTAAGGGGAAAGTATTCAAAGTGACTCAAAAAGGAAACAGGTTTTATTATTTTAGTGCAGCAGCTTGCAGAAAATTACCGGTAGCAAAATCTAGGGTAGTATTTTAATTTAAGTTGCTATGGGGTTTTTATGTTATTAAGAAAATTTGATTATCAAGAAATATGCCGATCCAATAATGGAGATAAAAAGCTAGCTTTAAATAAAATGATAAGCAGTTTCAATATCTACTACCCAAAAAGAAATAACTTTATAGCTAGGTCGAGAGCAAAAAGCGCTTTAAGTATAATTAGAAAATTAAAAGAGAGTGTTG